GAAGGTGAAAAAGAGGAAGAAGGTGAAAAAAATGAAGAAAGCAATAAAATGAAGAAACCAGTAAGAAAGAGTATAAGAAAGAAAAGATTAAGAAAATCAATTGGTGGTAAAGATATTATTTTAACAGTGGAGTATTAATGAAAAAATCATTTGCAAAAGTAGGGAGATTGCCTAAGGGGCAAATGAATAAAGTAGAAGCGAAATATGCTTTGATTTTAGAAACCTTAAAGCGCAATGGTAATATACTTGAATATTATTACGAACCATTAAAATTTAGATTGGGTGATAATTGCTATTATACTCCTGATTTTATGATAATTGATAGTAATGGGATAATAAGTTTTGAAGAAATCAAAGGTGGTTACATAACAGATGATTCAATAATAAAATGGAAAATGGTAGTAGAAAAATATCCATATTTTAATTTCAGGATGATACAATATAATGTTAAAAATGGATATCAAATAATAAGGAATAATGATAATTAAAATGCCAAAAATCAAGATAAAATTTCCTAAATATCTATTGAAAGCAACTGATTTAGAGAAAGTAATCATTATAGAGAGTTTAATTGAGGCATTTCAATTAAAAAAGGCAAAACATATACATAAAATCAAGCCTGGGGATGGTGAAAATAAGATTATTGCAGAATTAGAAAATAAATTTTATGGTCAATTATGGAAACGCAAAGAGTTAAATAATAAAATATTGAAATATATTAAAGATAATAGATTACTTGAAAAGGAATTAAATCCAAAGGATAGAGAGAAATTCCGTAAATTTTTGGCTAAAATATTCCAATTACCCATTGAAAGAATAAATGAATTAGTTTTAAAATCATTTCTAATAGGTGCATTAACACAATTAGGTGAAAAAGAAGTTACAATCAATTTAGCGGCATTGCCGGCAACTATTAGAGATGCAATAAAACAGGGAAAAATAACCTGGGAACAGGCAAGATTTATTCAAATGGCACAGATAAGGGCTGCTGAATACATTAGTGGTATAGGTGAAAGTACGCAGAGTCGAATTAAGCAAATGTTAATTGAAAATATAATTAATGGTATAGGGACTAAAGGCTTTGCACAGAAATTATTTGAAGAATTTGATGATAATAGTTTGCTTAATCGAGATATGGAGCGTATAGCAATTACAGAAATAAATGCTTGCGCCAATGCAGGATTTATTAGTGGCATCCGGTCTGGTGAATATGTAGTTGGAGTATCGCATAAAGATGCTTGCAAGTGGTGTTTAGATAATATTCATGGTAAAATTCTGAAAGTAATTGATAATCCACCCCCAAATTATGCTGATTTAGAGCCAGGAAGCAAAAAATATCAAGATATTGCAAAGATATGGGATACATGTATATGGGCTACCAAAACAAATTGGGGACGTTCAACGGCAAAGAATGTTAGAATTAATGGGGAAATCCGTAAACGTAAACATCATGAATTAGCAAGTCCGGGAGTTTTATGTCATCCTAATGGGCGTTGTCGCTGGGTCAAGTTTATGCCTGATTATATGTATATTAAAGATGGTGAAATAAAATATGTAAGTAATGACAAAGAGGATGCTGAAAGAAAAGCATGGTTAAGTGAACATCCTGAAATTAAAGGAGAATAAGATGGATTATATGCTTAAACAACTTGACCCTCTAAAAATCAATATAATTGAAATGCCGAATATTGATATGGAAACAATGAAACATATAATGTTTAAAATAGCGCAAATTGAACCAGATGCAGCAAAAAATACTATATTACTTTCGGGAGTACTTAATATAAAAGAATTTACAAGAGAAGAATTAATAAAATTGAAAGACGAAATAAATAATATTCTTGAAATGAAGGATAAAAATAATAATAAAGAAATTGAAAGGAGATAGTTATGTATTATGTAGCAAACAAAAAAGGTGAATTAGTTAAAGCAATTGAACGTCGTGAAGACGTTTCAGATGCTGATAAGAAAAGGGCATTGAAAGAGTATGGTGATGTGACTTATGCTGATGAGAAAAATAAAAAATATCCTCTGGATACAATAGAACATATACAAGCAGCAGCAAGATATTGGGGTATGTCTAAAAACAGAGCAAAATATAGTCCAGAAGAGCAAAAAATTATCAGTAAGCGTATAGCAGCTGCTAAAAAGAAACATGGCATCGGTGAGATTAAAAAGAGCAGACTTGTAATGTTAGGTGATGGGACAATTATAAGAAAATCAATAGTTAGTGCTCATAAGAGAGCGACAAAAACAGGAAAGATAGTGCCGGTAAAGCAATATATTAATAAGAAAACAAAAAAAGTTAAGCCAGAAGTTAAACCAGCAGGGATACCGAAAGAATTAGAACCATTAGCAGAAGAAGCGAGGAAGTATAAGAGTGCGAAGGAGTTTGTAGATAATTTTAGAATGGAAGATTATCAAGGCGAGATAACACCAGAAGTATGGTTATTACATCAGTCAACTTTTCATAGACCAAACGAAAAAATATACGAACTTTCAACTGGTTGGGCACAAAATTGGGTTATTAGTCAATTAGAAAAGGCGGGATTTAAGAAGCCTGAATTAAAAACAACATACAAGGAAATAAAAGATTTTCTAAAACAAAAAATAAATGCTTCTTCTCTAACTGACTTCTACAACCAAGTAGTTAAAGGAACAAGAGTAGAAGTTAAACCAGAAGTTAAGCCAGAAAAAGCTAAAATTCCAATAGGGACTAAATTAGAACATATTAAGGGAGGAAGTGCTAAAATTGTATCTAATCCGGAAAAGGGATTATACCAAGCAGAAATAATTACAAGAGACGGAGAATATATAGGGAGGCAATGGCTTTCTCAAAAAGAAATAAATAAATACTTTAAAATCCCAGAAACTAAAATACCAAATAATAAAAAGAATAAAAAAATGAATAAATCTCTTGAATTTGAATTAACGGGCGAACAAATAAAATCAGGGATATTATCAAAAATACCGGAATTAAAAACTAAATTAACGGCATTACGCGAAAAATCAGGAGTTAATCAATCTTCTAAAACAGATGAATTTTCTGATGTTGCCGATGTTGCCGTTGATGTTGCCGAAATTCCCATTGCAGAAAAAATTCCTAATATTAAATATGAAATCGAGAGATTAGAGCAACAAATTAAAGAGTTAGAGCGGATTGTTAGAAATATTGATCCTAAAAAGAAATTCAAATTATATTCTTATGAATTGGAAAGATACAATTTATAATATAGGTTAATAAAAATGGCTGGTTCTATTATTAGTAATAATGATGATGATTATGATAATTATGAAATAGAAGAAGAAGATTTTACGCATATTGGGGAAGATGAATTAGATATAAATTTATTGGATAAAGATATAATAGATTTAAAAAATCTTGATTCTGAAATTGAAGAATATATAATACATGAAAAACCTTCTCGTAAAAAAAGAATAAGGCAAAAAATTCTCGATGGAATAAGAACTATTGATTGTAAAGAATTTATTGATAATCCAGTGCTTGAAGAATTTGAACATGGCGAGTGGAAAGATGAAATTAAACCTATTATAATTAAAACAGATAAAGAGTAAGATATGTTTGAGATTAACAACGATTTATCTTTTATCGGGTATAATTATATTTACAAAAACAATAAACCTGTTTTTAATTATCGTTATATAAAAAGATTAATATTTGCTATTATTTTGACAATATTAGTAGGGATTTATTGTAAACATGTATTTATTCTGTCTTATATTTTATTGACAATTCTAAATTTTATTAATGGTTGTAAGCCATGGTTTTATAAGTTTGAGATTAATTATCGGCAACCTAATTGGATTAATTATTTGCGCATGAAATTATTATATGGTCGCAAAATGAGCATGCAATATCTATTTATTTGGGATTTAGCGGGGGCAGTTATTGGCAGTGTTATCATTTTAATAATAAAAGCATTAGTATAACAGGAATTGGGAATGAAATTATTAATAAAAGCAAAAACAAAAGTAATGCACCCAGGAATTAGAGGTGGGAAATATTGGTATGATAAAAAGGGTGAAATACATTACGGCGAGAAACCTGAAAAGGAAGTCAAAAATATTGAACTAAAGCCTGCTATTAATAGACATCCAATTTCAGTAGAGGAATATAAAAAGCATAGCATTCCAGCGAATGCAAAGTTAGCATATTATTATGAAAATCATCCTAAATATACTCATGAATGGAGAGATAATCGAGGGAGATTACAAAGAAGGTATAGACCTGAATTTGTAGCACAAAAACAAAAAGATAAATATGAACGAATTAATCGGGCAATTAATCGAATTCCTGAATTACGAGAACAAGTTAATAATGATTTGAATGGCAAAGATCCAATGAAAAAATATACGGCATTGGCAGTTAAAATTATTGATATAACAGGAGCGCGAGTTGGTAATGAAAAATATCTTGAAAGCAATGAAACTCATGGGATAACAACACTTGAGAAAAATCATTTATTTTTTAAAGGTGATACTGCAATATTGGATTATATAGGGAAAAAGAAGGTTCATCAATATCATGAAATAACTGAACCTGATGTAGTTGAGGCTTTACGTGAATTGAAACAGATGCCAGGTCAACGTTTATTTCAAATTAATGAACAAAATAATATATCTTCAGATGATGTTAATAAATATTTGAAAAATTATGGTTTAACTGCTAAGGATTTGAGAACCTTTAAGGCGAATGCTGAATTTACGAAAGAAATAATGACCGCAGGAGTTGCTAATGAAGAAAAAATACGTAAAAAAGTAGTAGCAAAAGCATTAAAAACAGTGGCGTCTAAACTTGGTAATACGCCAAATGTATGTTTGACAAATTATATATCTCATGATTTACTTGAAAATTATCTCCGAGGTAATATTTCAGTCAAATTTGCATTAAATAAAGCTTATGATATTAAAGATTATGATGAATTATTTGATGATTATGAAAAGGAATTTATTGAAATATGGAGTCAATTGACAAAAGAGGATGGTAATGGCAATAGATTAAGTAATAAAAAATCGAATGATGATAAATCGGGATTAGAAAAATCACATGTTAAAGGACATACAAGAGCAACAAAAATAGGTAAAATAGTTTATGTAAAACCTTATGAAAATAAAGTTGTAAAAAAACCTGAAGAAGTTAATCTAACAGCAGGTGCAGTAATAAATATACCATTAGATAATATTGAAAGAGATGAAAGTCAACCTCGTGAAAAATTTGATTATCAATCATTAATCGAACTTGGAGATAGTATTAAAAAGATTGGATTAATGCAACCAATTGGGGTGACACCGGCGGATAAAAATGGGAAACATAAGATAATATTTGGTGAAAGGCGGTGGAGGGCATCTAAATTAGCCGGATTAACTGAAATACCAGCGCGTATATATGATATAAAAGATAAGAAGGAATTATATGCTATTCAAGTAGCAGAAAATCTTGCACGCAAGGATATGAATCCAATTGAAGAGGCTAATGCTTACAAGAAACTTTATGATGTAGGCATGAGTTATGATGAAATAGGCAAGCGAGTAGGGGTATCGCCTTTATCAGTTCAAAGAAAATTAACACTTACAACTCTTATCCCGGATATTCAGAATCTTGTTAAAAATGGAGATTTAACTGAAACTAATGGCATATTGATAGGTATGGCGGGATTGAAACCACAATATCAAATAGAAGTCTTAAAAAAAATAATGACGGCATCAGATAAATTAAGCCGTGAAGAATTAGATGGAATAGTAGGGCGTTTTCAGCAAGCACAAAATCAAGCATCATTATTTTCTTTGGAAAGTAGTGATGTAATAACTTCTATAGGACAAATTAATAAACAAAGAGTAGAAGCATTAAATAAACAAATTGCTCAATTATTAGGGAAAGTAGTTAAAGCAGCAGAAAAAATTATTAACAATAAAAACTATAAATTAGCGCCGGCAGTTTTAAAAGAACAGGGCAAACTCGCCAGGACAAAAGAGGAATTAAAATTATTGCAAACATACTTAAATGCAATTTTACGGGAAATTGAAACAGCAGATGCGTTCTTTCACAGTGGCGGTACAATAAGTCAATATTTGGCAAAACAAAATGTTAAGAAGCAAAAGCATAAAAAACATAAAAGGATGAAAAAAGCAATACGATATATCATAAAATCATTGGTCCGCGCTCATAAGAGAGCGACCAAAACTGGTAAAATTGTACCGGTTAAGCAATATATTAATAAGAAGACTAAAAAGCGAGAGACTTTATTACAAAAACCAAAACCTAAATTTAAATTTCCTAATGGTGGGTATTTTTATGATATATCTCCTCAACAATTGAGGAATTTATCTGCTGAACAATTCAGAGAGAATGATATAATCAGAGTCTCCAAATATTTAATTCATATTAAATATGGGGAATATGATACCCCCGCCTTAAAAACTTATATTACTGACCATAATTTCAAAATATTAGATTGTAGCCCCGGATATGGTACGCCATATTATATAGATGAGTTCAAAAATAAGAAAATTATCGGTAAAAGATTTGTCAAAAGTATTTTTATATTTAAAGGAATAAATTATCCTATAGGTCATATTTCAATATATAAAGATGGTTCGGTATGGAAAAAAGTAAAAAATAGTGGTAAGCCTGAGGATTGGAAGGAATTAAAAGGGGCTGAAAAATTAAGAGCATTAAAGCAAGCGCATATTAAAAAGCAGGGCAAAACAATTCGGACCGTTAGAGAAGAAGATAGAAAGATTGTACAAACTGAAAAAGTATCACGATATAATAGAACAACTTCAGAAAAAAATAAAGAACATAAAGATGTTGGAATAAAGATTGGAGGGGCTAAGAAGGATATTTGGGCGGCAAAATTGCGAGCCGGGAAATTATTAACTTTGGCTGATATTAACCAAATTAAAAAAGATAATGTATTATATGATAAATTAATAAGAAAAGAAAATATACTTGTAAAGCCTAATATTGAGGTATTAAAATCAAGAGGCGTTACACCAGGATGTGCTTATTTATTAAATTGGTTATATTCAATTATTGCAAGAATACCAGACCAAGAATATAAGAATTATTATCCCAAGGCAATAGATAGAATCAATCAAATGACAAGTAATTTGAGAACGGTAGAAGATTTTAAAACATTTATGAAGACATTGAAAGATAATATATCATTAGATAATAATATTTGGAATTTTAGTTTTAAAATAAATGAATATTTTGAAGATAAGGATGAAAATAAGGATTTTGTAGAAAGAAAAATATTAGAATCATTAGGACGAAAATTTTTTGAAAATTTATTTTCATGTAATAGGCTATTAGAAAGATTAAAGAATAAACATAGGAGCGTATATTCTTATAAATTAAGTCATAATTACAATAATGCTTATAGATTAGCGGCAGATTATCAGACGGAAAATGATTGGTCATGGGTTGAAGAACAAGATAAAAGTAAGAAAAAAGAAAATATTGATTTTAGTGATAATAGGATTAAAGATTATATAAAAATTATTGAAAAGAATAAACAATTACATGATATTGCATATTGGACGGCTGTTAATTCTCCAAATGCAAAAGGTTGGGAATTTAGTAAAATACCGATTAAAATATATATAGATAAAAATACAGAGAAAGAAAGAGAGAATTTAATAAAATATGCTAAAGAATTAAATGATAAATATCAAAATAAGGGCATAAATTTATATTATAGATGTAATGTTAATCCTTATAATATTGATTTTACTTACCCCAATGAATTCAATTATAGATGGGACCGATTAAAAGAAATATTAACAACATCAGAATATAATAATTTAAAGCAAAAATATGATAAAGGTGTAGAAAAAGTAACTAAGTTAAGAAATAATATACCCCAGAAAACATTAAAAGAAAGAAGTTTTATTCATCCTAAGTGGGATTACAAAACTCGTGAATATTTTAAGAAAGAATATGGTTATGATGAATCTGATATAAATCCTAATAATATATTTAAGAAATATGGTATATCTGATCCTGAAATATTTACAAAAGCAGCATATAAGTGGAGAATAGACAATATACCAAATGAAAATATTCCAGAAGAAATGAAACGTAAAGGACCGGCAACATTAGGTGGTGATGAGAAAACTTTATTAAAACGATTTGGATTACGGGGTATAGAATATGGTAATTATGTAGATGATGAGAGTCGGGAATATCATAGTAATCAGTGTAATATGGCATTTGCGGATTTGTCGAGGATATTAAAAATATCGGGGAAAGATATATCTTTTAATGGTAGATTAGCAATAGGATTTGGGACAAGGGGAGCTGGTAAAGCAACGGCAACTTATCATCCTGATAGAAAAATTATTAATATTACCAAGAATCGAGGTGGTGGTTCATTAGCTCATGAGTGGATGCATTTTATTGATAATATTATTGGAGAACAAATAACCCAAAAAAATTATGAATTTGCAAGTAATCAAAAACAATTATTCGATAGAATTATTCAAATTGATGAATTTTTTAAAAATACTAATACTAATGAAGATACTATTACCAATCCAAATCTTAAAATTAATCCATTACATAGAGCACTAAAAAATGTAATGGATAGTATAAAGTATAAAATTGATGAAGAAGAATATGAAATATATCATGGTTCTGAAGCATCGTCAATTACAAAATGGCCGGGTATTGATAAATATATAGAATTAAGTAATTATAACGCATCAGAGGCATATAAAATGATTGCGGCGCATTATCGAGATATAAAAGATTATGATAAAGAGCATAGAGCTCAATTATGTAATTATTTGGCTATGAAATGTAATGAACCTTGTCATATTAGATTAACTGAAAACCAAAGAAAGACATATAGCGAATATTACCAGCGGTCGAGTAGAAATGGTGAATATTGGGTAAGAGATAATGAAATGTTAGCAAGGGCTTTTGAGGCTTATATCTATGATAAATTAAAAAGGAGGGGTGATTTCAATAATTATTTAGTTAGAACAATTGAACCTAAATATTATCATCCTTATTTCTATCCTTATCCTGATGGAGATGAGAGAAAGGCTATTAATAATGCTTTTGATGAATTATTTGCTTTAATACGTAGTAATGATGAATTAAAAAAATCTATTTTTGAAAGGAAAATATAAATGAACAGAGTCCGTTTTATTATTAAATCTACTAAAGGATATATTAAGCCTGGTCACAAATATATTCGTAGGATAGGAACAGCTGGGAATTACAAATATGAATATGAGGATATAAATGTAAAAGAAAATATACCTAAAAAAACTAAGGATATGATATTAGAGGAAGATATAGTAAAACAAGGGGGTGAACCTGATATTTTAGTAGATAGATATGATGATGAAAGATATCGAATATTGTTCGATTTTAATTGGAATGATCCTAATTGGCATAAATTAAAAAATACGGTTAAGGAAGCTGGTGCAAAATATGATGGTATTGGTAAGCAATGGTTAGTAACAGATAAAGTATTAGATAAATTATTCGATACTATTGATAATATTGCTATTTCAGAAGAAGCAAAAAATATGATTGATAAAAGACGAGAGCGTATTGAGCAAATTAAAAAACAACAACAATTAGAAAATGAGAAAAAACTAAAAGCGGCACAGGAATCTGACAATGAGTATCAAAATAGATTAAATGAAAAAGCAGTTAATAATGAATTAACCTATAGGAAAAATTATAAATTAAGTACAGATGATGGGAAAAAGCATTCTAAATTATTGTGGATTGATGATAAGGGGGTAGCGCATTTTTCAAAACCTCCTAAAGATGCAAAAATGATGGATAATCCTTGGAGAAGTAATTATTATACAGAGGCGAAAATAATGGCTTTGGATGAGGATTATGAACCACAAAATTGGACATTAAATAGAATTACACGCGAAGCGAAAAAAATATTATCAATGGAAAAAGTTACCGACATTAATCAAGAGATAGATGTTAAAATATTAGTTAAACGACCTGAAGAAATTACTGATGAAGATTGTCTCCAAATATTGGCTTATGCAAAAAAGGCTGGAATGATAAAAGAAGTAGAAAGAGGAGAAAATAAAGGTAAACTTGTTATAGTCAAAAATAAATCAAATTATTGGGATTCTGTTTCTGATGTAGATAAAAAAATAAGAATTATTATGAATAAAATAATAGGAACTTCAACTAATAATTATGTTAATAATTATGTAATGCCGGATAAATTCCCGTTATATTGGTTTAAGCAAGGTAATGCTGATTTTGATGAAATGCGAGAATATTATAAGGAAAATGCAGATATAAATAATTTAATTGATTCATATAAAGATACTGAACATATTTACGCTATTAAATTAATACAAATGATAAAGGATTACAATAAAGGGCAAGCCAATACTGCAATGAAAAAATTATTTAGTGAGAGGACGATAGGTGATAAAACAATTCAAGAGGAAATAAAAGAGGCAAAAAAATCAGGTACTGAGATTGATAAATTTAAAGCAAAAGTATTATCAGAATTTGATAATCCAAATCCAATACCAATTCCTAAGATAAAAGAAGGGGTTAATTTATGGTCGCATCAGAATAGATTTTTGAATTGGATGTTGGCAGCTAATAAAGGTGTAATAGGAGCTGATACTGGCTTAGGTAAAACACTAATGACATTATCATATATTATGAAGATGCAGGCAGAGGATAAAATAACTGGTGGGATATTATTTTTACCGGGTTCGGTAATGTATAGTTGGGAACCTGAATTGAGGGATAAATTTAAAGGTAAGTTTAACATATTATATATTGATGGAACAGTTAAACAAAAAAAAGAAGCGATTAAGAGATTGAAAAAAGAAAAATTTGATTTAGTTGTATGCTCACATGGTTTAATTAGTACTTCGCCTGAATCTTTACAGCATAAAATATTAAAAGATGTAATGGATTATACAAAAAATTATGCCTTGATTTATGATGAAGCTCATAGAGGATTAATGAATATGAGCAATTTTGCTTATAAAAATTTAAAAGAATTATCAAATCATAAATATAAGTTTCTATTGACAGGAACAGCGGCAAGGAATAAACCTTCTGACGTAAAAAATTTAATAGATTTATTATATCCAGGAGTTTTAGGTAGCACAAAAAGTTTCAATGCAAAATATACACAATTGATTGGTAAGAATAAAACACCAGTTCCAGTCAATATGGAGGCGATGTGGGATGAAGTAAAACCATTTTGTCCAGTGATGTCAAAATATAGTCCTCTTGTAGATGTGAAATTTCCTAAGGCTATATACACAACTGAGACATTGAAAACTGAGCCAGAGCAAGAAGAATATATTGAGGCGGCGCAAGCATCAATGCTTGAATCATTATTAGCGGTAAAAAATCCAGACCATTTAACAAGAGAAGAAAGTAGTCATATATTTGCGGTATTACAAAAGATGAGAGAAACTTTATTTGACCCGCGCATGGTAAATGATAAATATAATGGTTCGTCTGCTTTAATAGATAGAACGATTGATTTAATTAAAGATAAAATGAGTGTATCATTGGTGGACAAAGAACATAAACCAGGTGCTTCAATTATTGTATCAGCATATAAAAAACCATTTCCGCAATATGCAGAAATGTTAAAAGAAAAGTTAGGGTTAAAAGATAGTGAAATCGCATTAATTACTGCTGAAGTGGATAAAAAGAAGAGACCGCAAATAGAAAATGATGTAAATAGTGGAAAGATAAAAGTATTGCTAATGGGTATTGGAGCTGGTGGTGTTGGTATGAATTTTCAAAAGGGTGCTGATAGTATATTTCTATTGGCGGATCCTTGGACTTATGCTGATGTAAAGCAAGCTGCTGATAGAATTGTAAGACCTGGTTCAAAATATGACCATGTATATATTACTGATTTTAAATTTCATGGAAGTAATAAGGCATCAACTGGTATATCGGAGTTTGTAAAAAATAAAATAAAAATAAAGCGGGCAATGCATGAAGCAGCAGACATAGAAGGATTGATGCGACAAATTAAAGAAACCAGTTCATTTGATGATTATTTAAAGGCATTGGGATTAACAAGAGAAGAATATAATAAAATTAAAAAGCAACGAAAAATTAAAAAAAGTATCTATATACGTTATATAATTAGAATGTGAGGATTATATGAAGATAGAAATTAAATCAAAAGATGAATTGGAATTACTATTAGATTATTTTTCAACCCCACCAAATCGTTTATTGCCTAATTATAATGAAATTGAAGAAGAAATGCGAGAGGCATGTAAAGAATTTGGGATAGAAATACCGTATTGGTTGAAAGGAGAATAAAAATGCCTACGGGAGTTATAAAAACTAATAAAGATGAATATCTCTGGGAAAGAGCAAAATACATTGCAAGGAAAGAATATAAAATATCAGAAGATTCAGATAAATTCTGGAAAATTGTAATGGGTATATATAAGAAAATGAAGGGAGGGAAATTAAATAAATCTTTAGATTTACTATTAAAAGGTAAAAAATTGCATTATAGGATTGAATTTCAAGACTTACCTATTAGCATAGAAAATCGCAAAGGTTCAATACGTAGAGGTGAAGATGATAATGGCAAGTGGGAAACAAAAATGAAATATCCTTATGGTTATATTCGAAGGACGGTTGGAAAGGATGGTGAACAATTAGATTGTTTTATTGGACCGAATAAAAATGCAGAATATGTCTATATAATACATATTAAAAATCCTAAAACTGGTAAGTATGATGAAGATAAAGCATTTCTTGGTTTTAGTAGTTTTAAACAAGTATTAAGAGCATTTAAAAAACATTATGATAATTGGGAAGCGTATTATAATGGTTTTGATGTCAGTAATATTGAGGAATTCAAAAAGAAATGGAAGAATAAAGAATTGTCTAAATCACACGTAAAGGCGCATACCAGAAAAACAAAAACGGGGGAAATTATCTATTTAAAAGATTATGAGAATAAAAAAAGTAGCATCAATAACAATAAATCGGTACATTTTATTATTCGCATTAAAGATTTGATTAAATCTTTCAGTAGTGCAATAGCAAATAAATATCCTGGTGGACGTTGGATTACAATAACAGATGCAAGTTCACCGCTACATGGTCGTCATATTTTTATTGTACCGCATAAAGATGGGACGGCAACTGTGGCATGGGCGCCATTTCATTCTGGTTTAACACATAAAGTATTACAACCTAAAAAGGCAGAAAAATTGGCGAGTAAACCTGAGGAAATTAAAAAGGAAACAGAAAAAGAGGGGAAAAAGAAACCAGAATTAAATGAGGAAGAAAGAGAGCAGGCAACAAAAAGAAAGCGTGAATTGGAAGAAGCGCAAAAGAAAGTTTTAGAACAAATGCACAGAAGAATACAGGAAGTTGCTGGTATTCAGACTAAAGTAACAAAAGAGGAAAGAGAACAAATTGAAAAAGAAGTATCGAAAATTGCTGATAAAAAGGAACGTAATATTGAACGCCTAAAAAGAATAAACAAAATTAAAACAGAACGAGATAAGGCAATAGATGAAATAATTAGTGAAGCAAAAAATGCAATTTTAGGTGAAGATATAGAATCAAATATACCGTCGGAAAAAAAGGCAATAAGAGAAGCAATTAGAGAAAATGCTGAAGAGTTTTTATCATATCATTACCAAATCAAGGCATACCAGCGTGAGAAAAATACACTAACCAAATTATTAAGACAAAAAGGAAAATATAAGGGTGGTTCAGATATAGTAGAAATTGCCCCAATGAGTGTTGATGAAATTAGAGAAGTATTGGAAAATGAAAAAGCTATTGAAATGGAGATAGATGACCATTATCGGTTAATTATCAATACGCGAGGTGGTATAGATAAAGATGGGAATGAAATTAAAGGTAAGGGTGCTGGTTCAGAAGTAATAGTTCAAAATATTAATAAAGGTGGTTTTGAAACTATGATAGGTATTGTCGGAGAAGAAACTGGCAATAGTATTATGGATTTAGAGACATATAGAACATTAGGGTCAAATAATGCAGCAGTTTTAATAGATTATTATATTGAAAATAATTTAGGGAATGAAGCTTACAAAAAACGCATTGAAGCATTGAAAAAATACATTGACGAACAAGGGAATAAGGTCGCCAAAAATGCAATAAATTCTGGTGATGAATTTATGAGGCGTGCTAATAAGGTAAAGCAATTTGGGCATGGCGAGGAAACTTTATTTGGGAATAGAGTTCAGGCTAATGCTACGGCATTACAATATATTCAAAGAGCTTATGAGAGTTATGGACAGGCAGAAGGAGCATTAAACCAGGCGGCTGAATTGCTTTATCAATTTGAAAATAAGAAAAGAAATCTTGAATTTGCAGCAGATAATCGTCAGAAATTATATAATATACGGAAAAAATTACATTTAAATCCATCAGATGTAGATATAACAAAACTTGATGATGGGTACAAGATGGTAATTAGACCATCAGTATTTGAAAAATTGATTAAAGAACGACCAATAATAACAAAAGGGAAAGCTGAACAATTAAGCACTGCTGATATTAAGGTAGGTAGAGCAAATATAAATGATTATTTACCAGAAGGATTAAAACCATATACTCCACCAGATAAAAATGGTGTTTCGCAGAAAGTTATTTTAGCGCCGCATCAACAAGCAGCGGCGCGATTAGTCCAAAAAGAAAAACGAGTTTATCTTAATTTCGAGGCTGGTAGTGGAAAATCTTTGGCTTACCTTGCAAGCATAGCAGCGGTAAGAGAAAGCACTGGTCGAATGCCAAAGACAATTATTTCTATGCCAAAAAAATTAATGCCTAATTTTAGAGATGAAATCCGCAAATTTTCTGATTTTAAAGTAGTAATTGTAGATTCTACCGATAGAAAAGCACGGCAAAGATTATATAATTTACCACCGGATACAATTGTATTAGTTAATAAGGAAAAATTTCTATTTGATAAGGATATGATTGAAAATGCAGGTTTTGATATGATGATAGTTGACGAGGCTCATAAATCAACTCAAAGAGAAGGGCGTAGTGAAAGTGGAATGAGTCAAGGCTTATCAGATTTAGCATCCAAAATTCCTTACTTTATTGCTGGTACAGGAACACCGACTCCGAATGATTTATCAGAGTTATATTTTTATTTGCGAACTATTGATCCAGAGAAGTATAGTAACCAAAAAGCATTCATGGAAAAGTATAAAAATTTACATCGAGGGGCTGGTTTGAAAGAAATGCTAACAGAAATCTTACATAAAGAGATTGATGATAGAGTATATACAGTCAAGAAGGAATTACAGCATAAATTTACTCAGCATATTGATACTGTGCCGCTTTCAGAAGTACAACGTAATCAATATAAGAAAGTAATGGAAGATTATAGGGAAAAGCGGATTGATGTATTGGAGCGTGACCAGAGATTAAATCGGATTTTAAATTCTACAAAATATGAGAATAATAGAAAATTTGATAAGATGGCTGAAATAATTGATAATCATATTAAAAGTAGAGGTGAAGATGAAAAAATAATAATATATGCGCAACAATATAAAACAGTCAATGAAATTGAGCGCTATTTGAAAGACCATTATCCACAATATGAATTTGTAAGGTTTGATGGACAAACTAATCTTGATGATATTGAAAATAATAAAAAAAGATTTAAAACAGATAAAAAGGTTAAATTTGCAATACATACAGATGCCGGTACAGAAGGGCTTAATTTACAATATACTGGAGTAGCAGGTGAAGGTGGAGCGACAACGGCAATTGCTATGGCATCTGGAGCAAGTAGTTATGCTACTATTGACCAATTCTTTTCACGAGCTAATAGAACGGGTGTGCCAAAGGAAATGACAATTAATGGACATTTAGTATTAACCGATACTCCACATGATATTAGGACTGAAACGAGGCTTGAAGATAAGAAAAAGGTAATGAATTTGGTTGACAATGCCAAAAGGATTGATGATTTAGGTATATTTAATAAGTCAAACAAAATTACATTTATTATTTAATTGAGGGAAAATTATGAGTATTACCAAAAAAATAGCAGATAGGCTTAAAAAAGCAGATGAGATGTTAGAAAACACGCTAAAAGAAACAGAAGAATTGATTAAAGAAGCCAAAGATATTCACGATAAGGCAACAGCAGAAATTCAGGAATTGGTGAAAAAGAAAAATCTAAGTGAAATTGATAAACAAAAATATGCTGAATTAATGACAGCAAGGGCTGAAGCAGAACGGGCTTATTATTTACTTATTAATCTTGTAAAATATTATAAGGGTAATAATGAATAGACGAGCCAGAATAATTAATGGTAAATGTAGTAATTGCGGTCATAGTATTATTAGACAATATAAAAAAGACCCAACCAAAGAATATTACGCAATAAATATTGTGCATGATGATAAAACTACATTTGGTATTTGTGAAAAATGTAGAACGGAAATTGAACTGCCATTGCGATTATTTTCTTTCAAATATATAATTAAAAAAGTAAGCGGAGAGGTAGAAGGTCATGATATTATTCCTTAAAGCAGTTAAAAAAAAGCGAGTAATGAGACCAGGAATAAGGGGCGGTAAATACTGGATTGATAGGAAAGGTAATATTAGATATGATATTAAAGGCAATATAAATCCTAAAGGGATTGATATGGCAATAGAAATGTTTAATGCTCATATACCATATTTTACAGTAATAGCAAAAAATGTGGCTAATAAATTTGGGATTAATATATCATATTTAGAAGGACAACCAATAAATGATTTTGCCGATATATTTGCTGCTGGTAGATTAGCAGCGATAAAGGCTTATGATGATTATTTTAAAAGTAGTCCCCAAAATATAAATTTAAAAAAATTTATGTTTAAACGTGTTGCAATGGCAATGAAGGCAATGGCAGCTAAATTGAAATCACAGTTTAATATATCTTATCATTATAGTAGATATTTAAAACCAATAAATGAATATCGGGATAAATATTATGCGCAACATGGAGTATATCCAAATAAAGAAGAAATTGCCGACAATATTACTATAATAGATATGAATTCAGGTAAACCTTGTACAAAACAACAGATATTAGATATTATAGAACGATTAGAAAGTCATGATTATCTGATTACTCAGGCTGAAGATGTAAATATAGATGAATTGCCAACTACATCTGAAGAGGGTAATAAATTAGAACTACCAACAATTGATAGCCTTATGGGTGATATTAATAAATTACATAAGCAAGGCAAAATATCTGATTTAGGTTATGAAATAATTAAAATGTATCTGGGATTTGGCAAATATAAAGAATCAATGAATTTTCGGCAGATAGGTGAAAAATTAAAGATGGACCGCGGTTCGGTATTTTATCAATTCAAAAAAAATACTGAAGTATTAAAGCCATATTTTGAGAAATATAGAGATTTGCTTGAAAAATCAATAGGCAAAGAACGAATCAAAGAATTTATCAAATTAATTTTGGAATTAAACAATAAAAAGGAGGATAATTCAATGCAAAAGTTGAAATATGTCATGAAATCTCACGTTAAAGCGTATACCAAAAGGACGAAAAAGGGTAAAATTGTACCAGTACGGGATTATGAGAACAAGAAACAAAAAAAGGTAGCTGAGCAAAATGCGGAAAAAATACTGTATACTAAGACATCTACTGGACTACCTGTAAAATTAAAGGCATGGGAAGATGAATTACAGGCAACATTATTTCATCCAAAACAAGGTGAAATAATGATTAGAGGGACATGGGGTATAGTAAATGATAAAGAGGGAATAATTGGGTATAGTTATGATTTGAAATCGAATATTTGTTTAACGGTACCAAAGAGCGATTATGATAAAATTTATGCTCATGTTGCTAAATTCAAAGAGGAGAAGGCAAAACAGATAGATAAGGAATACGAAAAACTGATAGAACAATTGCCCAAGAGAATAATTAAAAACACACCAGATGAAAAGAAATTCAAAGAATTGATGGGTAAAATTGATCGCAATTATTTTACTGGTAGGGAAGATGAGGGATTAAATTGGGCAATTAGAGCAAGGAATTCAGATATTCTTAAAGAGGCTCAAAAATATTGTAACCATGAATTAAAAACTGAATATGATAAAGGATTTACCGCAGATGTAAGAAAAAAAGTAGTAAGAACAATATCTTGCGCTAAATGTGGGCTTAATATTAGGGATGAAGTTTCTGAAGGACTTTCTGATGAAGCAATGTGGCGTTAAGATATTAATAACATTGATAAATATTGTAAAAAAATAGTCAAAATATTTAAATTTGACAAAAATAAAATACGAATGTATATTTTATAGTGAGAGTTATTTGACATGGAGAGGGACAAGCTGGGAAGCCCGAAAGAACCAGCAAAAAAAGTTAAAGAAAGGAGTTTGAAATGAACTCAGAATTTAGCGAAATGTTAAAACAAGTCGTAGGGGTAAACGACCTGAGAAAAAAAGAAACCTTGAGATTGATTGAATGCGGAAAAATGATTCTACAAGAAGTGGCGAATGTTGCCTCGAGGGGCATTTCTGGGAAGGCGAAACTGAAAGATGTAGCCCCCTCTGGAGAAAAAATAGGTGAATACATCATTACTGCTGAGCCAGGGTGTGATGAGCAGGGTAAAAAGGTAGGAGTAATAAAAATTAAAAAGATAATTGAATACTCCTATGGAAATGAAGTAGTAGAAGAGAAAGTAATTGCATACTCTTCTAACCCCCCTGCAATATCGAAAAGCCGTATACCGGGTGAAAACTCATACGGCATACCGCAAGACTATCGACTTCGTGCACATATTCACGGGCACGAAAATAATGATTCACTGGAGGAAATTGCGGTAAATTACTATAATGGCGGAAAAGCCATTATAGTACCGGGGAAGTGGTTTTTCAGTTTAAGTCAATACCATCTGATGGAACCGGAAAGTATTCCCAGGTCTCTTTGGATATTAGTTGTTAGGGCAATCCAACCACTAATAGAATCGATGGTTGAAAATGAGAAAAGTAAACTAAAAGAGACGCAAGAAGCATCACTTTTAGCCGAACGCATTGTGAACGCTGGGACAATAATATTTGATATTGATTGAATAATTTTACCCGTCCGGGGCGAACCACTCCGGCTCATCACCGGCGGACGGGCTAAGTTTTTTGAAATTGAGATTGTTTTGTGCTGTCTCGGTCTGTTGCCTTGGCGACAGATGGCAATCAAACGCTATGCAATAATAGCGTGCTCCTCGGAGACAGATTTGTAGCCTTAGTCCCGCCTTGGCGGGCGGGATGAAAATGAGTTTGGGAATTGGCTACACAAACTACAGGGGAGCTATTGCATCGTGCAACACTGACACGGCAATCCCTCCAAACGGGAGAACAAAAAGCAGTGGGGCGGGGATATGCCCAAATAGGTCGAGAAAGGATCCCGGTGTAAAGGGCGATAGGCAGAGGATAAGTATTCGCCTACCTCTTATACTAACAGTCCTCTGGTGTAAAGGGCGATAGAAGGCAGTACTCGGTAATCGCCTACCTATGGCAACAGAGTACTCACCCCCGCAAGTTGCAGCACTTGCGGGGGTTTTTTATTTAATGTAATAATTTTCTTGACAAATTATTCAGGAGTTCGTATATTATAAAAGTAAGGTTTTTTGGCAAGTTAATTTTAGGGTCGAGGCAATAAAATAGAGCCCTCTTAGAATAGCGAAAACTATTTTAAGAGGGTTTTTTATTTTAGGAGAATGAAAAGTAATGAGAGATATGACTGAAGAAGAAAAACAAGAAATTATGGATTATATACCAGATTTTACTTTATTTGGTATGATTGACCTTGAAAAATCCACGTCAAAAGAAAATGAAGAGAAAAGGATTGTATTTGGGGAAATCAGTAGCACTCAGAAAGATGAGCAAAATGAAATTTTGATTCAAAAATCACTTGATTTTTCTTACTTCGATGAAAAAGGTGTAATTAAATATGAGCATTATCCTAAAAATTCACCGGCTAATATAATAGGTTTTCCACATGAAAGAATTACTGATGAGGATAAAACTATTATCAAGGGTGCATTACTTAAAAATCATAAAATGGCAGATGAAACTTGGAGTTTAATTCGAGCAATTGAACAGCATAATCGGGAATTTCCTGAATATCAAAAAACATTAGGATGGAGTCTTGAGGGTAATTATGGTGAAAAACGGCGAATTGGTAATGGATATGTTAAAGGTGCAAAGATATATAATGTTGTGATTACTCCAAATCCAGTGTTAAAATCAACTTATTTAAAAATGATGGAAGAGCATAATACTCCAATATTAAAGAGTTTATGCGCAACGCCTATAGAAACAGAATTAACAAAAAAAACTGGTGGTGATGTTATTACTGAAGATAATATAGATGAAAATGTTAAAGTAACTATTGATGATGGTAATGTTAATACTAAAAAGAAAAAGAAATCAAAGAATAAAAAGGAGGCATACGTTATGAAATCATTTGAAAATTACGATGAGGCTATTGAGTATTTCGTAAAAAAGGGCTATTCTAAAAGTGATGCGAAAAAAATTGCACAAACATTAGAATTAGAACCCGAAGAAGATGAAGACGAAGATGAGGAAAGAGAATTGAAAGGGATTAAAAAATCTCTCAATGATATTAAGGATTGGATTCAGAATTTGGGTAAAAGTACGGCAAAGGATTCTTCTTCATTGGAGAAAGATGAATTAAATGAAGATGAAGATGAAGATACTTATATAGTTGAAGATGAATTAGAACCTGAGGAAACAGAAGTTGATGTAACAGAATTTTTAAAAGGTATTAACGATAATAACAATAAAATTCTAACTACACTTGAGGCTCAAACAGAAGCTCTTGAAAAAACATTAGGTTCTTTGACTGATGTGGTTGAGACATTGTCTGAACGTCTTGAGACTATGGAAAAATCATTAGATGTTGAGGGGCATTCTGTTGGAGAAGCGATTGAAGTATTGATGAAATCCCGGAATGGAATAAGCTTTACGGACATTGATAAATTTAAATTAGCAACGCAGGATAAAGGTAATGGGAAATTCGAGTTTAGTGAATTACATAATTTACTTGAAAAAGCGGTGAATGCTAATAAGATTACTTTATCAGAACAGGCTCGAGCCGAGAATGCGTTCCGTTTACGGGATAATGAGACATTAAATGGCATTCTTGCTAAATGTGATAACTAAGGAGGAAATATAATATGAATATTCTTGCAGGAAAAGAGTATGATGGTGTCCTTGAAATTGCTAAATCATTACTTGCTGATGGCAGGATTGTAGTTGATCCTGATCGGGGGTTACAAAAATCGTTGGACATCCAAAAGGCTTTAGACGCCACTACAACTACAAGCATGACTGATTTATCATTATTAACTGGTGGTCGTGCTATTACAATTGAAAACATTGATGCTGATTTAAAATCAACGGTTGCTGAGCAAAAGCAATTGAAGCTGTGGAATTTATTCAAACATAGCCCGATATATGCAGTGCTTGACCAGTATATGGTTTTGAGTGACCAAGGTGAGACGGGGGGACGTCATTCACATGGAGTATTTACTTCTGAATCAGCATTTCCTACTTCTAAGAATGTAACACTTCAAAGAAGGGTAGATACCACAAAATTCTTACGTGATATGAGGGATTTGACTCATGTGCTTGATGTTTCCAAGACAATGGCTGATAGTCATACAATTTTGAATAAAGCCGGTGCAATGACTGTATTAAATGCCAGCGAAAAGGCAACTATTCATGGAAATAGCAATGCAATTCCTTATGAATTTGATGGTTTAATCAAAAAAATATTGGATGCTAAAGCTGCTGGATATGATGTTGTAATTGATTGCCGTAAGACTGGTTCTGCCAGTGGTTCTAAAGGTTCACAAATTACTGAGGCACAACTTGATGAAGCTGCAAATAAAATTATGCAAGGTTTAGGGGCAGCAACTCATTTGATTATGCCTAATGTAGTGAAACAGGATTTAAATGAGATATTACCGGTTAGCCGGCGTGTCAATATGGGTGGTTCTCCAGCATTAAATATGAAAGAACTGATGCTGGGATTACCAGCGGTTGGTTTTATGAGTGATTTTGCCTATAATGGTTGGGGTGATGGGACTGTGCCGCATTTCAAATTTGTACCGCATATTGATAAGTATTTTATCTCCGGTGAATCACCCAAAGCAAAAGCTCCTTCAATAGCAGTTGGTACTGCTCCGACTGCTCCGACTGGTGTGGTATTAGAACTCGTAAGTGATACTGCTACAGAATTTGGTGTAGGTGATTTGGGTGATTACTTCTATAAAGTTAGTGCGATTAATGGTGATGGGGAATCGGCGGCTACAGCTCCTGCTGGTGGTGCTATTACAGTAACATCTGGTAAAAAAGTTAAATTGACTATTACCGGTAATGATAGCAAAATTACTGGTTATTCTATATATCGGAGTGCTTTAGGGGCTTCAGATAATTCTGATTGTCGTTGGATTGCTGATATACCAGCAACAACAGGAGTTGGGGATACAATTACTTATGATTTAAATAGTATTTTACCGGGGACTTCATTTGCAATTTTGGTAACTAATGCTCCTGAGTTTGATGCTATTGATTATCGGCAATTGCTACCATTTGTGCGTATTCCATTACCATTTGGTTTAAATAACATCGTTGGATATCCTTATCTCTATATGCTTTATCATTATTTGCGTATTTCTAAAATGGGTAATGACCAGACTGGTTTTGGTTATCATGTATTGTTAAAGAATATTCGTTATTCTAAATCAACTTTCTAACTATTTAGGTAACTGGGGGCAGCAAACGGGCGGTTCAGGTTGCCCCCAGTATACCTATAGGAGAAAATTATGATAATGATTGAAGTAGAAGCTCCAAAATGCAAAGATGGGAAATTAAGAAACTATAAATCTGTCGTTGCAGGTGAAGTAATTGAATGGAAAGATGGTATTGCGGAAGTTACTGAATCGGTTTGGGAAGAATTAAAATCTCTTGGAGGCTTCAAAAAGATTGGAGCTAAGGGAAATATTGAAAATATTGATACTAATAATGAAGCTGGCAAAACCGAATCAGAAATAAATATACCAACTTTAACGAATTCAGTAAGCGAAATTAGAGCGTTTGCTAATAATCATAATATTCCATTAGGTAAAGCTCAAACTAAGGAAAAAATGCTGGCAATAATCAAAAAATATTATTCTGAATGAAATAATGAGCGATGAAAACAATCAAAATAGGTGTTACCAATAGAATATATCTTAATACTGTAGAATCTGTAGATGCCGTTAAAATTTCAATTACAGATTATGCTGGTAATTATGTCAAACTGAGTAATAATATTGAAATTAATGATTTAGATTGTCTTTTAGATGAAACAAATGGTAGATTTTATTATGATGTAATGGTTTCAGAGGATACAAAATCTGATTACTATTATATATTCTGGACAGCATATTATTCTGGTTTAAATGTAGCACTTGAAGATGAATATTCGCCAGAAGATTTATTAATTGAAAAAAGAGTTGAGATTGATAATTTACTGGTATCACCTTCTTATATACTTGACCATTATCTTCGTGGGATTGATATTAGCATTATTCAAGCAACATATCAAAAGTCTTATCGTGATGCAATCAGAGATGAAATTAAAGCAGCTACAGAACAGTTAGAAAAGATAGCTGAAATATATTTTCAAAAACATCTTATAGAAGATGAGCGTCATGATTATGATATGACTCCTATATATGAAAAATATTGGACTAATACATTATATCATAGTCCGGTAATATCGGTAGTAAAGGCACGACTTAAATTGAATAAAATTGATGTTATTAAGGAGATACCGCCGGATTGGGTGCAAATTGGCAATGCTATGGAAGGTGTAATTAAAGTTATGCCTTATTCTGGTGGATATAATGGCTTGATGTTTGTTTATACTGTTGGAATTGGCATTGCGGTATTATTAGCAGGTTCAAGTTATATACCGGATTTTTTTTCTTATGATTATTATGCTGGTTTAGATTGGGATAATATTGATTCTAATGAGAAAACTGATATTCGTAATGCTATTGGTAGGCGGGTTGCTTTGAATATGTTACCCAATCTTGATGTTCATCGTGGATTAAGTTCTGAGTCTAAATCAGTTGATGGTGTAAGTAAATCTGTGAGTTATACTTCCAGTGCAATCTATGGTGAACACAGTGCTGCAATTGAAGCATATCAAAAGCAAGAAGCGGCATGGATACAAAATTTTAAAAAGAAATATTTAACAAGATTAAAAGTAGGATAGGAGATAATTATGAGTAATCAAGAAAAACTTAACAAAATGTGTCCGGTCTTTAGTGAGCAAGGGATTGCTTTTGGAGACCGATTGGATGCAATCATTACATTATTGAATGATATTAAGGCTAATTTTGATAAAGCCAAAAAAATGTTGACAAATATTTGTCTTTCATCTGGTGGTTTGACATTGAGTGGTACTACAAAAGACCAACTTAAAACAGTTGCAACGGTAAATTATACAATTAATGGGAAAATATATTCAAAAACAGCAGCGGACCCATTAGGCGCATGGACAGCAGGACATACGGGATTAGGAAATAGTCAAGAAGCCTATTATTTGGTATGTTTGGATTCTTCTGGTGCATTAACAACTGTTGAAGGTGAAATTGTCGCTGCTGGTAGTGGGTGTGTATTACCTAAGGTGCCTGCTGATAAATGTGCTATTGGCGCAGTAAAAGTTGTTACCAATGCATCAGGAGTTTTTGTACCTGATACAACTGAATTAGATAATGCTAATATTACAGTTACTTATGAAAATTTAGCTGTGGTACATTCTGGAGAGGATTTTATTGATTTGGCAGCTGATGTAATTCAATCATTGGATTAATAATGATTAGTATTGATTACATTATTGACAAAAAACTTGATAATATCATTTATGCCTTAGAGGTATTTGGATATGGTGTATTGCCGAATACTGCACAAGCGGTAGAACGTTCGGCGGATGCGATGGTGGGAATATGGTCGAATATTGCCCGGGGTGTTTTTAAGCATGCGACTGGTAGATATATACACGGAATTGAAAAAGGCAAAATATATCCTTACAATAATGATAAATTTCAAGCGGCAGTAATTAATACGGTACCTTATGCTAAATATCTTGAAAATGGGACGCGGGCTTATGATTTGAAAAATATGCTGAATACATCTTCTAAAGTACGTGTTGCGAAAGATGGTAAGCGATATTTGATTATTCCTTTTAGACATGGGGTACCAGGTTCAGTAGAATTTCAACCAATGAGAGAAGAAATTCACAAATTAGCGCAAAGATTGTCAATAAGTCAGAGAGTTACTAAATGGGCCGAACCAAGTCAGCAAGGGGCAAAATCCTATAAAGAAGCACAAATGTTTTTAGCTCATGGACATCCAGAAGGTAAAACAGTTGAACGTTATGGCTATAAATGGGGTGAGCGTTTAACAAAGCAAATGTTAATAGCAAATAATTTGGTTAATATGGATAAAAAATCTCATTGGAAATCAAGTAAATATGAGGGTATGGTTCGTTTCCCACGTGATGAAGGCACGCCAGGGAGTAAATATATGACTTTTAGAGTCATGAAAGAGGATAAATCGGGTTGGATTAAACCGGCAACTCCAGCATTGCATATTGCAGAGAGAGCTGCAAAAACAGGAAAATTTGCAATACAGCGGATTATTCAACAGGGATTTGAAGAGGATATCAAAGTATTTATTAAGATGTATTTATGATTAATTTAAATCTACGATTAGATACAGTACCAGAAGAATTACTTGATGATTTTAGTATAGTGGCTAAATACTATGCTGGTCGAATATGTAGTTGTGTAGCTTCAAATCATGGTTCTTATGATCCTAAATGTGGATGTATAGGGGGATTTAGATATCAGCAACCAGTTGAATATCGCTTACTTCGGACATCAATTCGATATGATAAAATCACAGAAAAGGCGGGTCAAATATTACAGGGTGGTTGTTTATTAACAATACCAAAATTTGTAGATAAAAATAATGCTCAAATAACTGGTAGAGTTAATTTAAGTAATGGTTTGGATTTGAGTAATGAATATAAATTGAAAATTGGTATTAATAATGATGCTGCGATAGAAATTAATTGCAAAAATGACGCTTTAGATGAACATAATGTACAAATTCAGACCATTATTGAGAATATAAATAAAGCATTAGGAGAGGGTATAGCTTACGAAACTGATAATAAAGGTGATATTGGTTGTGGATATATAACAATTCGGTCATTGATTGTCGGAGAACAATCAAAAGTGAAAATATTAAAACCTTCTGATAGTGATGCTACCAGTAAGATATTAGGATTAAGTGCATATAGTTATCCTTATATTTATACCTGGCGAAATAGTGGAATAATTTATTATCCGGTTTATCATTCATTATCTATTGGTGATGTATTTGTAATGAAAAATCGGTATTTTCGTGATTCGGCAATATGTCAGAAGGGGATTAATGATATAATTAGGGCATTCGATATTAGAAGTGTTGAAATAGTATCAAAAGGGGATATAATTTATAAAAGAAATGTTGATTATATAGTTAATGGTAATGTAATTACTTGGTTAAATAGTGGGAATATGCCTGAAAATGGTGAATTTTATAGTGTAGAGCATTTATTGCCATTACAATATATTGTATTTAATGATATGGGGGCGGACCGTGGCGCGGATGAAGACCAACCTGCCAAAAAGGTAATGGCAGCATTAAGGAATTATATCAATGCACAAAGTTTAATAATAGATAATTTAAAGGAATAAAAGGAATAAATATATGGCTGATACTAAACGAACATTAACAGAATTGTTAGCTTTATTGGCTGATAATAACACAGGAGATATATCGGCTCAGGATTTAAGGGATTTTCTGGTAAGTGTATATAATGATATTGGTTATGGTACTGAAAATGCATCTACGGCGGCAGAATTGAAGGATGCAGTTAATAAATCTCATGATATATATGTTGAATACAGGATACTTGATAAAGATATTTCTCATGAGGTAGCTGCTGGTGTTGGTGGTGATTTCAGAATCCCTGATGCTTGCAACGTTTTGGAAGTTGGGGCATATATTGATACTGCAGGTATTACCAATCCTCTTACTATTGATATAAAGGAAGCAGGTATATCAATTCTTTCAACCCTAATTACGATTGATTCTACAAAGAAATCGTCGAAAGAATCTTCTATACCACCTGTAATTAGTGACCCTAATATTGCCGCTGATGCGATTTTGACTTTTGATATAACGACTATCTCGGATACACCAGGAAAAGGGCTTGTTGTGTGGATGAAAATTCGTTTAGTATAAAAGGGTAAAATATGAATTGGCTTAGCGGATGGAAATATAGGAAAAGTCATATAATAAACCCAGCAGTAGGGGCTGGGACTAATTACCAGATTCCAATAAAAGTATTTAGAGATTATCCTGAAATAACGTCGTGGTCAAAGTATGCGGGCAATCCGATTTTAAGTCCAGAGGGGACAGAAAATATAACAACTTGGGGTTATGTTGTTAAAAGTGGTGCAACCTATCATATGTACTATGCTTATGAAACTGGTGGATATAGACAAATTGGACACGCTACCAGTGCTGATGGAAAAAGTTGGACAAAGGATAGTACTAATAATCCTGTACTCACTACTGCTAAGGGATGTTGGTGTCCATTTGTGTGGATTGAAGATGAGACATGGTATATGGTTTTGACTGTAGCACAATCAGGGACGGTTGGGGGATATGTAGGAATATCTAAATCAACCGACGGTATTCATTGGAGCGCTCCAATCGCCATTATTCAAGCAACCGCTGGGACGTGGGATGAAACAGGGTGCGAAAGTGGTGGTGTAATAAAGGTTGGCAATATCTATTATGTTTACTATAATACTTTATGGGTAACAGAACCAGTTGAACGCCAATCAGGAATTGCTACAACGACTGATTCTCCAAGTATTTGGACTACTACATCATTTACGAAAAATTCTAATAATCCAATTTTTAAAGGAGGACGGTTTTGTGGTTCGGCATTTAAATATGGCAGTTATTTTTATTATATCGTTCCTCATTATAAATATGGGACTGATTATGGACAAATCGAATTATATAGAGACGCTAATCCAACTTTTTATGAAGGAGAGCGTGAATATCTCGGTATTGCAATTAATTTTGGCGGATTAACTGAATGGGATGGAAGAGACCTTGACGTACCTTCTGTTTTGTGTGATGATATTTACAGAGATTCTTTTGCTGCTTCTGGGGGTGAATTATGGTGCTATTATTCTGGCTGTATAAATACTAACCCAATTCTTGATTCAGTTACCTGGTATATGGGCATGACAATTAATGCAAATATTGATGCTGCATTATTACCAGGTTCAGATAACATGGATAAAGTTGGACTTACTGGAAAGTGCCAGGGCGATTTTAGGGATATAAGATTTACACTTGATGATGGTATTACGACTTTAAATTATTGGATTGAAGAAAATGAAGTCTGGAATTATGCAAAAATATGGGTGAAAATACCCGGAGATTTAAGTAGTGAATCAAAAACTATTTATATCTATTATGGTAAGGAAGATGCTATATCAGCCAGCAACGGGAATAATACTTTCGATTTATATGAAGATTTCAATAGCGGGAACCTTGACTTAGGAAAATGGGTAAGAAAGGGGTCATTATCGGAGACAATAGTAGATGGTAAACTTACTATGCCAAACTTGCCTATTGAATACGATATATTACCATGGAATGCAATATGTTATGGTAACGGTATTTGGGTGGCAGTTGCATCTAACGGAACAAATAGAGCGATGGTATCAACTGATAATGGTGTGACATGGACACAATATCCAATATCAGCGAAAGTATGGAGAAGTGTTTGTTATGCTCCGGAATTAGGATTATTTGTGGCGGTTGGAGACAATGGTGCAATTGCGACATCTCCAACTGGTGAGATTTGGACTGACCGCACACCAGCAGTAGCGAACAATTTAAAATCTGTTTGCTGGGCATCTGCGCTTGGTTTACTTGTAGCGGTTGGAGATTCTGGTACTGGTAATAGGGTTCAAACGTCACCTGATGCTATAACTTGGACTACAAGGACAAGTGCTGCGGATAATGCCTGGCAATCGGTCTGTTGGTCGCAAAATTTAGGACGATTAGTAGCAGTAGCATCATCAGGGACAAATGCTAAGGCTATGTATTCCGATAATGGATTAGATTGGACGGGAACGGGAAATTCTGCCTATGCCTGGCAATCGGTCTGTTGGTCGCAAAGTTTAGCGATTTACGTGGTGGTAATTAGTAATGGGGGTGCTTCAGCAACTATCGTAACTTCACCTGACGGAATAAATTGGACGGTTAGGGGGGTTCCTGATTCGGTTGCAACTTGGAAAGCGATTTGCTGGTCTGAGGGATTGGAGAAATTAATTGCGGTTGCAAATGGTGGTTCAACCTATAAACGCCTAATGACTTCGAGTGATGCGATAAATTGGAGTTTTGTTGAAATCCCAATGCAAATATGGACTAGCGTAGCATCTTATGGGAATTTAGTAATGTGTCTCTCTACTGATGGTGACCTTAATCAAATTTTGGCTTCTAATAATGGAATCAATTGGTCTATAGTTAAGACACCACCACTTAGAATTTTGATTGATTCTATATTTAATAATATTTTCGATTATAGAGCACTTATTTTTTGCCGAAAAGGTTCAGCTGGCAGTTCAAATTATCCATTTATAGCTATTCGTATGCCTGACCGAATTGATAATAGAATTTTTATACACGGATCGGACAATAATAAGGTTTCCTGTAAAAGTGTAAAAGATAATGTTACGACTACGGTTAGTGGAATACTTGTTAGAAATTATAATTACGGTTATCACAATTTCGAGATTAGAAAATTACCTGCTTTGGTATCTTTTTATCAAGATGAAGTAAAAATAGCCGATATAAACACAAATATACCGACTGTTTCAATGGTTGTTAGTATTGAGCAATCGCCTTATGGTAGTATACAATATATTGATGTTTTATATGTTAGAAAGTGTGTATCACCTGAACCAACTCACGATATTTGGGGTGCTGAAGAAGAAGGTGGAGCAGTATTTGTACCGAAAATAATAATGATTATGTAGGAGATTTATAGAATGGAAAAATTTGATAATGATAATGGCTGGAATGAATGGAGGAATTTTGTATTGAAGGAATTGCAGCGTTTGAATAAAAACTATGAGATTTTAAATAGTTATATTACTGATTTGCAAATAAATACTAAATCATTTGAGAAAGAAATGAATATTAAATCAAGTATTTTTGGGATTATAGGTGGAATAATACCAATTGCAATTATGATAGCAGTTTATCTTTTAACCAAAAAGGGATAATAATGAATAATTTAAAAACACGTAAATTTTTATTGGCATTATTTATCATGCTATTATCTTCATTTATGATATGGTTTGGGAAAATTGACCAAAACGTGTGGAAAGATATTATTTGGTGGGTATTTGCATTTTTCATAGGTGGTAATGCAATTGAAAAATTAACAGGACTTAAAAAAGGTGAATAGAATTGTTATCTAAAATTCAAAATATTATGTATATGATTTTGATAATTGCTGCTTTTATTACTGGTTATTTATTGCATAAGCCTGCAAATCAAATTATTACTTCGGTGGAATATAGAGATGTAGATACAACCAGAATTGTTCAAACGGCAAGGCATGGATATATTAAATATGACCGCAAAGCTTTAATCAAAGAATTTGGGTCAATATATAAGGATACGAATATTGTCTATATAGATTCATTAAAAATTAAAGATTCATTGAATATTATTGATTCTATATCAGTTGATTTTATGGAAGCGGATACTACATTTTCATTTTCAAAGGAAGATTCAGCAATGAAACTCGATATGAAATTTTTACTCAATCAAAAAGCCTATTGGTATCCGCTTTATATTTTTGATAATAAAATAACTTTGAAAGAATTTAATTTTAAAATGAAACAGCCAGAGTTTATTAAACCAAAATGGTATATGAATAAAGAAGCCTGGGCATTATTTGGTTTTGGATTAGGATTTATTATCGGGAATAAATGATGTTTACTAAAGATATATTAAAAATAGGTGATTCCGGGAAAGAAGTTGAAGAATTGCAATTGCGTTTAGCTGGTTTTAGTGGAACATTATGGGATGGATATTATGGTCAAAATACTGCTAAACAAGTAATGCAATTTCAAAAAGATTATATGAAAGTAGAAAATCCTAATGGTATTGCAGATTTACGGACATTAAGATATATAATTGGGTTTGCAGAGGAATATCCTATTAATTTTGAGGATTTAAAATGTAAATGTGGTCATTGTGATGGATTTGGGAATGGATTAAATAAAAACAAATATTTTAGTGGTGAACCTAAAATTGAAGCATATTATCAATATGAATATCCTGGGATACATAAAGCGGTTTTACATACATTTCGGGCTTGTGTGTTTTATGTTAAAATGCTGAATTTTCCTGAACCTATAATTAGTTGTGGATACAGATGTAGTGTTAATAATCTTCAACATAATCGAACAAGTACTAATCATTTTGGGAAGGCAATAGATATTGATTTTATTATCGCAGGAAAATCTAAATATGATAAAAATACTGATAAAGAATTATGCGATAAATTTAGGGCAAAATTGATGCAATTGAGTAATTTTCAAATTGGTTGGGGGAATAAAAATCAAAAATCATTAGAGCCGAAAGATATTGCGCCAACCTGGATTCACATGGATATAAGATGTTATGAGCCAAAATATTTACTGGATTGGTTTTTTGTCAAGAATTTAAAGGAATTAGATAAATGATTGAGCCATTGAAAAGTGTTAATATAAATACGCATCCTTTAGGCAATGAATTGCATTTGGAATGGGTTATGCCCGATATATTGCCAGAAAAATATCAATTAGCAATATTTAAAAATACGGCAGAAATTACCGATATTATGATTCAAAATTACTTTTCAGGTCAACAGATAGATATTCCTGTAATATTTATATTACCAGATGATGAAGGTAAAATAATTGATGGCATTATAGATATGAATGTAGAGAACGGGAATCATTATTATTACCGGTTATTAATTCAGGATATAGATACAAAAGAATATTCAGTTACAAAAGATGCTGATAAAGTAGTGTCATCAACTTATGGAATTGAAGTTATTGATTGTAAAGAATTGGTTATACAAGCAATAAAACGGATTTTGAATAATTATTCTATGAAAGAATGGAAAGAATATGAATTAAGGCGACAATGGACTCCACCTGCGGAAAAAAATCCTACAATATATGTATTACGAGCGCCTAATCAGGTTGTTCAACGTTATATGGGTGATTCAATTCAGAATAATGGTTATGGAGTGATTCAGGGACAAATTGAGCAGGATAATATTGAAGTATTTTGGGAAGATCCTAATTACAAGCGAATTGATACATTAACGAATATATTCAGGGCGTCAAAAACGATTATTAAACGTTATTTGCAAGCCAATGATATTATAGATGTGGAGATTGTGATGGGTGGAGATTCAATAGATGCTACATTTCATGACCGGTTTGAACCAACGGCTTCAATGATGGTGCAATGTACTTATGAAGTCAGGGAATCTTATATGGATAAGATTGTTAATGCTATCAAGGGTCAAGAATTAAATATTGAATAAAAAATAATGGAGAAGAAAATGGCAACTAAGAAATCAACTCAAAAAACAGAACCAATTGTTAAAGAGAAGGCAAATAGTGTAGAAAAAATTACAATTAAGCAATATGTAAAAATGCGGAATTTGCCTATCTTTATGATTGAAATATTGGGGAATTATATTAGTAAAAATGAGGGAGAGGGATTTCCTAAAACGGTTGTTAAAACGATTGAGCAATGGGATTTGATTTATAATATAATGAATAATATAAGAGTGTAAAATGTCTATATTACCGGCAAAAAATTTAGAATTAAGGCAACGCGAAACTCCATTAGGGGTTATTTTAAGATGGGATTTTGTAAGACAAAAAGATACAACCCCATTTTCCGATGCATTTAATTCACTTGAATTCGGTGGTAATTATTTATATCCAGAAAAATATATGTTACCTGATAATGCAAGATTATATTTATTTCGTAGAGTAGGCAATCCTATTACAGATGAAGATATTGATGAATATTTTAATAGTGGTCCCGGTGATGATAATCCTGAAGAAATTAGGATAATAGATCCTGATATAAATAAAACAATGCCTCGGAAATTGACTGAAACGAAACTGGTATTTCGGGGAATAACAATTTATTATGCACTTGTTATTCAAGATTGGGATACCAAGGAATATTCATCAAAAATAGACAATAACATAACAATAACGTAAAGGAGAAAAATCATGGCAGGATTTTATTTTAATGGGAAAGTTTATTATTTTCCTGGCGCTTTTGGGATGATTCAGGTAGTTTCAAGCGCTGGAGCGGCAATACCTGAGTTTCAAATCGGATTGATTATGGGTAAGCAAGATAAGGGCAAGCCATATACCGATAAAGACCCATTTATTGGTTTTTCAAAACTTTCTGATGTTTGGAATTATTATGGTAGGAATAGTGAAATTGCGCTTGCTTATGAATATGCCAAGAAAATGGGTATGGGTGCCTGTTTTTGTGTTGGTATGAATCCGAGTACACAACCTGAGTTTAAAGTATTAGATGAAACACCAACCGATACTATTATTTTTATAGTTCGAGATTATGGGGCATTAGCTAATGACCATCAAATTGAAATTGATGGTGTACATAATCGAACATTAACTGTTGGGAGTTCGACTAATTTTATTTTAGGTGAAACTGTATATGATACGGCGACTCAACTTAAAACTGGAGTTGTGATTGCCAAACCCGATGCAACACACATGGTTATTAGAACAACCAGCGCAACACCTATTGGTGCAGAGGCAATTAAAGGTATAAGTTCAAATGCTACAGCAACATTAGCAGCAATTGGGGCGCAAATTGGGTGTGTAATTAAGACAACTCCGCCTAAAAATAGTCAATTTTTGACTGCGGATGTATTGGTTGGTGCTACGCAAATTTCAGTTCAGAATGTTGCTGGTATTAGTGCGGGACAGTCATTTATTATCACTGATAATAATGGCGATTATGAAGATATTACGGTGTTAAGTGTTAATTCAGTAACAAATGTACTTACTCTTGAATCAGCAATTACTACAGCAGCGGGTTTTACTACTGCAAAATATGCAAGGATTTTTCAGAATGATACTGATAATATAGAAGAATCAGAGATATTGTATAGTCAAGATGAAGTAATTGCTTATTATAATGAAAATAAAAACCGTCTATTGATTGCAGAAAAGGCAGCTGAAAATAAGAGTGTGCCGGCACAAATTGAAGCAACTTATGTAACAGAATTCGTAACTAATACTCCTGGGACTTTACCACCTGCAACAGTAAGCGATTATCAAACTGCATTTGCTTTATTTCCGGATTTATTTACGGAATTTTCTAATGTATATGGTAAAGATTTACGGGTAATATATCCTGTAACTGATAATGAGACAGTTCATGGTTATCTTAAAGCATTTGCAACGGAGCGTCGAGCTTTAGGAAAGCCTATTTCCGGGATAGTGGGTGGTGGAGAAAATGATATTGATAGAGTGGCACTTGATGAAATTAAGGCTATTAATCATCAGGATATTCAATATGCAGTAGGTGGAGTTGACGATTTGCCGTCGTATAAATCTCATGCTGCATTATTATTTGGTAATAGAATCGTCAATGCGGTGGCTCACAATCAAACATTCGATAAAGTCCCGGTATCAAAAGTAGAAGCCTGGTATAATGAAGAATCGGCTATTGGTGTGGCATTAATCAATGGTGGGGGTATGGTTATCACTATTCCGAAACACGCCAAAGGTATGGGATATATATGGGCAAAGGGTCAAAATACTTTATTGGCTAATACGGTACCATGGAATCTTGACAATACAACTTATCTTGTTATGCAGCGTGATTTATCGGATTATGCTCAAAAGATAATGGTTGAAGGTTATGAAGGTCAATTTGTGGGCAATGATAATCTTACTATTAATGATGTGGATCGGTTTGCCAAGGCAACGATTGCCTCTATGGTAAGTAAGGGTATTATTATTTCCGGGAAAGTAGATGAAATTATAGAGGAAAGTGAAGGTTGGACAATTAAATGGGCAGCAAAATTGCCACGTGAACGTAATTACATTGGTATTGTAACTCAAATCTTAGCATAAGGAGTAATTAATATGGTGGACTATGAAACATTTAAAAAAAGCAACAAATATAATCATGTTTTTGGTGGTTCTGAGGTTGCTTATATAATTTACCTGGCGACAAATTCAGGATTAAAGCCAATTGGTCGTGGAAGTGGATTTAGCGTTGATGGTGCAATAGAGCAAATTCCAGTTGAGGAGTATGGTGTGGAAATTGTCCGGGAATATGTTGATGGCAAATATACATTAACTGGTCGTTTTGAATCATTTTTTGTTCCTGCGCAAGAAGATGTAATGCCAAATACACAGAATTTCCGTGATAAGGAATATGTAGTGGATATGGTATGTGCTGGTGGAGTTAATGCTAAATTATTATCAGATTACACTTACAAAGATGCAAACGGTACTGATATCAGATTGACAGCTGATACAGTTCTTGACCTGGAAGGTTTGGTGCTAAAGCGTTGGAAAGGTGTTAAATTTTCTGGGAAGGGAATTAATCAGGCTGCACGAGGCTTAGTAGGTGTAAATGTACCATTTGTGGCGAGTCGTGAATTTTCGGGTGATGAAGTGCAAAATCAGATAGATACATTGTAAAATATTAAAAAATATTAATCGGTAGGATTGATAATGGATAATACCGTACAATTCACAATCGAAGGGGTTGGGACTTTCGAGTTCCGACCCCAATTATCGCATATTGAGGAAACTAAGCTCGAATTAGAGATTGACAAGTTTTTGGATTATAAATTTGACGAATTACGGGAGAGAGCGTTTCATTTTCAGAATATTGCGATTAAACGGATTTTAAAAGATAATTTTAACAGTCGAGAAATATCAGATTTAACTGAAGAAGAAAAAATAAAATTAAATGAATTATATCGTGTTGACGATAGTTATGAAGCTGCTATTGCAAAAAAAATATTCTGGGAACTCAATATTATTGAGGAATCATTCAGATTAGAAATGCTGAAAATTAAAGTTCCAGAAGGATTTGATATTTTGAAATTGGATAAAGATAAGAATGGATTATTTTTCAGGATATTAGCAGAATATAAAATGGCAATTGAGCCGATAGAGCAAAAAAAAAACTGATATTTGAAATAATTAATGCGCCGCTGAAGAAGCGTGATGGGATTAAAAAATGGCAGACATATAAGAGGTTCTGTGATTCAATCAAAGGTTGGTGGAAAAGTCATTATAATTATTCATCCACTGACCCACGCTATCAATCGGCGACAGAATTAGAGATGCTGGAAGATTATGTTTTATTTTTGGCTGAAATTGACAATGAGAATGAAGCCTCGGGGCGTAAGCAACAAATAGAGTGGGAAGAAGAAATGAAAGATGCCGAAAAATTCAAAGAATGGCAGAAGAAATATTCAAAAATTGCGAATAAAACAATTGATAATGTTCAGGTAAAACCTGCAAATAAAAAAATAACATTTAAAAAAGCAGAATAAAAAATGGATGAGATAGGTATAGCAATTAGAGCTAAGGCAAATCTTGAAGAAGTAGATTTGGCGGCACAAAAATTAGAAAAATTTGGTAATGTAAATAGCAGAACGGCATCTAAAGTGCGTCAATTAGTTGAATCTTTAAAAGAAAGTGCTGATACTGATATAAATGTTTTGACAAGGCAAATTGATGAATTACAAAAGAAAGTGCAAGAGGGTGGATTATCACGAAAAGAACGACAATCAGCCAAACAGCAAATTGAAGACCTTCGAACTCAAATTAAAGAATTAAGGCAATTACAACGGGTAAAAGCTGATGATTATGGTTCAATGGAACAGGAAGCGCGATTATTACTTGAGCATCTCAAAAATAAAAGACATTTGACTAATGCAGAAAAAGAGCATATTAAAGTAATTGAAGAGGGTTTGCGTTATCTTGAAAGATATAATAAGGCAAAACTTGATTTAGACACAGCTCATTTGGATAAAATTCAGAAAGATTTGCAAGAGCAAGAAAAAGAAGCAGAAGTTGGTGGAATGGGCAAAGTTGGTGCTTATGGGAAGCATTTGTTCCGACAAATTACTGGAGTAGTTATTGGGGGAACAATTATCGGCGTATTGACCCAAATGATGAAAAAATGGTCTGAGCTCGATACAATGATTACTAAAACAAGTGCATCTTTAGATGGATTTGGGAAAGCGGGGGTTTTAAGAATAACAGAAATTGGCAATGCACTGGGATATACTAAAGAGGAAGCATTAGCATTTCTTGAAACATTTACGGCAATTACTGGCAAAATAGAGAAGCAAGAATTTGCTAATTTATTAGCTTGGGGTCGGGCAATGGGAGTAGGAGCAAGCGGATTACAATTACGTGAATTACAGAGATGGGGGGGAGAAGGTGTAGCAGTTGGAACAGATAAATATTTCCGTTCGCAATTCACAGCAATTGCCAGAATGCTAAATATGCGTGAAGGGCGTATGAATGAGTTTATCGAAACTTCAGTAAACCTTGTTAAAACAATGGAGCGGACATTCATAAAAATAGAGCGTGGTGATATATTTAGAAATATTTTATTCCCGGCAATTGTATGGGGAGGCGCCGATAGAGGGCGTGGCGAACGTGGTTTATCATTTATGCAAAGATTAAATGAAGCATTACAGGGTAGCAGTGAAATGATGAAACTCATGCAATATAGAGCATTGGGAGTACCACAAACCTGGGGTCAACGATTAGAAACTATGGAAACATTACAAAAAGGTGCTTTTGGATTAACACCGGCTGGTAACCCTTTAATAATAAGTTTAATCGAACAATATAAAAAACAATTTGGTGGACAACAATTAATTGATTTAAATGAAGAATATAAAAATTTATTAGAACGCCAAAAAAATGGGGAAATAACAGAAGATATTAAAAATGCCATTGAAGAAAATACTCGTAAAAGGTCAGAAATTGGTGCAAAAATAACAAGCTACCTTGCTGCAAATCTGGGAATACCAATTATTGAAGCTAAGCAGATGTATAGAATGTATGAGGGTCTTGAAAAGGGAACCTGGTTTATGGAAGCAGCTAAACCAAATAAAGAACTACTAAAAAAATTGGAAGGAGAGGGTATTGAATATGGTGAAATAACCATTGGAAAGGAAAGAAAGCAAGGTTTTACTAATCTTAATATTGATAAATTTAATAAATTAATTACAACTTTCCCTGAAGTTGTAGAAAACTTTAATGTAGCAGCGGCTATTTCAAAGGGTGAACGTTGGAAAATTGCAATTGAAAATATGCAATTTTCAGTTGGTGGAATATTCGGACCGACTGTAGTTAGTTTATTAACTGGGTTGGCAAGAGGAGTTGATGCAATTGCAAGTAAATTTGGTGGGGAATATGGTTATAAATCAATGAGAAAGAATATTGATATAATAGAAAATGAATATAATAAAGCATATAAAGAAGCGGGTTTGATACAATTTCCAGCTGATTATACAAAAGAGAATTTGGCAAAATTAGAAGAAAAATATAATAAGGCAAAAGCCGCAGAAAATATTGAAAATAAGAATTATATGCCACCAGAGGAATTGGCAAAATTAGAAGAAAAAATAAGAGATATTAAGACAAAGATTAATGATCCTGCCTGGCAATTAAATCAAAAATTAGTTCAAAGATTAAATGAAAATAGCGGGTTATTAAGACTAAAAACTGGAGAACAAAATAAACAATCAACTCTAATGAGCTATAAAGATATTAGTTCATTAAGCAATAAAGAAATATTTAACCTTGATGATGAACTTGAACACCTAAGAAATGCTTGGGTAAATAAAATTAAAGATAAAAAATTTATATTTACTGGTATAAATCAGGCGAGAAAAGAGATTAAAACACAATTAAAGGAAAAATACCCTAAATTATCTAATGATGAAATTGAGGCACAATTAAAATATGCTGAAGAATTAATTAAAAATGAAATAGAATATAATCTAAATATTAATATGCAACAGTATTTAGTAGAAAGTATTGAACGAAAAACAACAGAATTACAAGAGATAATTAAAAAACAGGAAAGGATTCCCAATAAAGGATTAAAAAGTGGAATATTATTCGCTAAAAGAGGAATGCTTGAAAAGGATTTAGAGCGATTATATGATAGACTTTATGAAGAACAATCAAAATATATGATTGCTAAAAAAGAAGAATCAAATATAGATTTAAAAAGATATCCATTTATGATGCGTTTAAAGACTCCATTAGAAATATATAAATACCCTTTACAATTAGAGGGTGGTAAGAATATTTTAAACGAAATTATAGGATTCCGAAATGATTTTAATACATATAGACAGAATAGATTAAATGAGATAAAGCCGCCGAGCATTGATGAATTTAGAGTTGCTAATGTAAGGCAATTTAATGTAGATAATTTAATTATCAGGAATCCATTTGAAATAAATAAAGGACAGCCTACTATAATAAATAATTATTATCATTTTAATATTGAAGGTGGGGATATAAGAAATATTCAGCGTAATCCAGAAACTGGGGAAATAAGATTAATGCCATCAATTGGACCGAGAGATAATAAATGAATAATAAATATATATATGATATAAGGTCTATTCGTCCAAGAATTCAATTATGGAATGATTTTTTTATTGGGAAAGAATTAACTGATTCAATTTTATTAGTTGAAACTGATAAAAATATTAATGATATTGCTGGTACTTTTACTATTCAATTAAAGCCAAATGAAGGATTATATGGTAATTCTAAATATACCAATTGGTGGTATAATTGTTTTGACCCGCAAGATGTAATAGGGATTACATTTGATATAGTAAATAATAAAGATAAAGATGGTAAAGATAAAGGTTCACAATTTTTAGGATTAATTGATGGTATTGCAATAAATAATAATTATTCTGGAGATAGTCCAGAACGAAAAGTGGTAATATCTGGGCGTGATTTTGGAGCATTATTAATTGATGATGACCTTACTTATATGAAAGAATTATTTCTTGAAGTTAAAGAGGATGGTAAAATCAAAACACCAGCATTATATACGGGAGTTGAAAAAGGAATTGCTGAAAAATTGCACTATAGACATCCTGTTTTTACGCCGGAATGTTTAGCAGGTTTTGGACCGTCTTTATCTAATGATGACAAAATATTTACTTTTATGGATGCAAAAATAATAGATGCGGCGAGATTCATTGTAAATAATGCTTCTTCTATTAGAAATTTGGTATATTATAAAGACAAGACATTAATAACAAAAATGTTAGACATTAATACATATATGGCACAAAGAGATGGATATGTATGTTTACCGAATACAAGTTTAGCAACTTACCAGGGGAATATGCTGAATTTTATTAGAGATGTACTGGATAGTGATTTTAATGAGATAATGGTAGATACGAAAGATGGGGTAAGTTATTTGCGGATTCGTCCTAAGCCATTTGATAGGGTTGGGGATATTGTAAATGGTAAGGGAATAACAAAAGATGATAAGTTTTGTTGGAATAATTTAAAAACATTTTATAATGAGCAATATTGGCATGTAATATGTGAAGATGAGGTGATTGAATTAAATTTGCAAAGGAATAAAAATAACATTTATAGCATATTTCGAGTAAATCCAACTGCATTAGAGGATTTAGATAAGGTATTTGGAGGAACATTAATAAAAACGACAATTGATTTATATAATTTATTACGTTTTGGATTGAGAAAATTAGAGGCAAGCATAAAAACTGTATATAGTAATAATTCCGGAAAATCTCTTGATGAAATGCTTTATGAATGTAGAGACCGCTTAAAAAATTGGTATGTATATTCACCAATATTTGAATCTGGACAATTACATATAAAGGGACGTGAAGATATACATATTGGCGATAAAATTTATTTGCCTTGGTATAAGCGTACTTATATTTCAAAAGAAATGACTTCAGATAATGAGCAAATTACTGATTGTGAAGGATTTGAATTTTATGTAACTGGAGTTAAGAATAGATGGGTTTTTGGAGAACCCTTTATTACTATTCTTACTATTGAAAGAGGACAAAATAAACAACTATTAGAAGCCTATAAAAAAGAAAGAGATGCGATATTAAAATATTTGGGGAATAATATTGATAATTTATATCCTAAAATGGAAAATTTTAAGCAATAGGAGTTATTATGATAATAAAAAGACAAGGGTCAAAATCTTATGGATTACATATTGGACGTATTTATAAACAAGATAATTTTGTATATATGATAGATGAAGAACAAAACATTTATCCTTTTGAATCATTGATATTTACAAATAAATATTTTAATATTAATGAGGGTGACCTGGAATATCCAAGGGTTTGGGAAAGAAAGACTGAAAATATCAAGGAAACTACGGGGAAAACAGCTCCAAAAGAAGGCGATATAGTTTTATTCGGATTTATAAATGGGCGAGTAAATTATCCTGTAATTTTTGGTTCGATTTTACATATAAATTTATTTGCAGATCCTTCTAAAAATAAGGAGGGCAAATATCGTCAGGAATTTAGCGATTTTCTCAAGATGCAGGAATCACGGCATTTGATTAAAGAGAATATTAAACGTAAAATCGAATATATCGAAGATAATGCTGGTAATATTGAAAATACCATTAAAACTTATGAAGATATTGAAAATGAAGGTGACCCACAAGAAGAGCGAGGGACAATAAAATTAGTTATTGGGAAAAATGGTGAAATTACATTAGATATTCAGGAAGTTGCAGAAAAAACTGGTACAGGGAATATTATTTTGAATTTAAAGGGCAATGATGGTCAGGTTAATGGTAATATTACATTGAATTTTAATGGTAAATTGGCATTAATTAATACTGATGATGAAGGCGCAGCAAATGGGAATAGAATTGTTATTGATAATACTGATGGTGATGAAAAAATATTAATTGAAGATAAACATGGTAATAAATATAATAGTAGTAAAGATGGGATGAGTTTTGAAGATGCTAATGGTAATAAATATAGTAATAGTGCAGATGGGATTAAATTTGAGGATAAAAACGGTAATATAATTGAAATGAAGAGTGGTTCTTTAGAGTGTTTACCAGCAACAATGCTTAAACTTGGTAAAGCAGCAGCAATAGCAGTAAATAATTTTCCGGCGTGTTTATTCACAGGGGCGCCACATTCAACATCAACTGATGTAACAGCATAGAGAGGAAAAATATGGCATTGGATGGTGATAAATTAGGTGAAGAAATTTATAGTGCATTAGGTTTAGATAATTTGTTACCTGATGATAATACTAAAAATGCAGTTAAAGAAACCTGGAAGAAAATAGGTAATGCAATAGTTGCTCATGTTCTTGCTAATCTTGAAATCAAAGGAGTAAAAGTGAAATTAGATAAAAGTTTAAATCAAATATTTTCTTCTGGTGTACCGGTTCCAATGGATGGTGGTACTGCATTAAAAGCAGCCTGGATAGGAGCAACGGCGGCTGGTACAGCAGATAATGCAACTCAAATTAATGATGGCAAAGGTTTAGTGAAATGAGTTACACTTCAGTAATTGGTAATATTTCAAATATGATAAGAGATTTATCTAATATCATATTATTTGAATTTTCAAAATATAATACAGAAAAGGGGGATAGTGAATTTTTATATCTTGCAGTATTATATACCCTACCAACAGAAATTAATTATACTTATTCATCAAGGAATAGGTTTATACAGACAAAAAGTGGTGGATTTTTAGATAAATTTCCTATGGGATTGCCAAAAATTCGAATATCTGGGACATTTGGGAAAGAACGACGGGGTTTATTGTATCTTGATGGATTAACAAGGTTGAGAATATTTAAGGAATTGGTAAAATATTACCATATTTCTGATCCAATAGAGAGTAAAATAGGTGGACCGATAGATAAATTACTTTCTAAAATAAAAGCAATAGATGCAAATATGGTAAAAGATAGATATGAATTAAAGGATAATGAGGTCTATGTAATGACTATGTATGATTTTATCAATAGTGAAATATGGATAATTGACCCAACTACACTTGATATTTATGAAAGTGCAACAACTCAGGCGAATTTACCGCGTTATGACCTGAAAATGCAGGCAATTGGTAAGCCATTAGGGACTAAAATTGATAATATTTTAGAAAAAACATTATTAGTAAGGGATGCTATGTTGGCAGTTGGTGGATTAATGGGGACAATAGCTTTGCCTGAGCGATTTAACAATCAGATTAAACCATTATGGCAAAAATTTACAAGTGGATTTAGGGCATAAATAAAATGGAAGATTATTTCGGAATATTGGGAGAACTGATAAAAATATTTGAGGAAGTCTATGATTATTATCTTTATAAAAAATCTGCTCAACCAGAAATAGATATAGATAATTTTACAGATGTTATTGATTATGATGATGAGATAAAAAATATACTGGATATACTTGCAAATTTACGTATTTTAAAAAATGCTCCTATATATGCCAGATTAAACAAGGAGCGTTGGTTAGAATATTTAGAAGCGGTGGGAAATGGGAAAGATTATTATATAAGTATCAATATACCATATAAGGTAAAGGATTATGAAGATATTCAAACAATTGCTGCAAAATTTGATATAAATTGGCAAGATATATTGAGAATTAACAATTTAAGAAGTGATGAAATTGAAGGTGGGAGGGTTATTTATATTCCAGTTTTGAAAAAATATAATATTACAGAAATTAATTTAGATATATTCGGTTCGCAAGATAAAGAAATGGCTTTAGGGGTTGACCTTAATAATTATTTAGATACTGATATTTATGGAGATTTAAAAACGGCATGAATCAATATATAAATACTTTGATACAAAGTGTCAGAAATTATACATTACCAATTCTCGAAGAAATAATGACTGAACATTATGATGCTGAATTATTACCAACTATAATTAAATCACGGTTATTAATTGAATATGCAAAGGATCCGAGAATTGAACAGGTATTAGATATTGCAATAACGGAAGAAGATGAGATATATCAGGTATTAACAACAATAAAAGCAGTTAATTATAATGAACCAATTGAAATATAAAAAAGAGAGATTAATATGGGGATAAAGACAGAAAAGGATATTGAAAAAGAGTTAATAACAGATTTAATGTCTATTCAGAATAAGATTACATATTTTGGGCAAGGTAGTGTTATACGTGCTATTATATATTCAATATCAAGACGATTGGCAGAATTATGGTATGATTATGGAGAAAAGATGAAGACTTTATTCCTAAGTACTTCGAGTGGTAAAAATTTGGATATTTACGGTCTTAATCGGGGAGTACAAAGGTTGGGAGCAGTAAAAGCTCAAGCTATATTAGTATTTAAGGGTGTCAATGGTACAATTATACCAGAAATGACACAAATAACTGGAGACCATGGTTTTATTTTTGAGACTCAAAATACAATTACTATTAATACTGATGGGGGCTATCGTTTTGGGAGTGAAGGATTGGGAGCTTCGGTATTAGCGCAATGTACAACAGCTGGTGCAATTACAAATGTACCTGAAAACACAATAAACAAACTTGTAATCCCTATTAATGGTGTAGAAAGTGTAACAAATCCATTACCGGCTCATTATGGGGTAGATGAGGAAAGTGATGAAGAATATCGATATAGGATTAAATATCAAATTAGTATTCTGAATAAAACAACTGAGGCATTTATTGCTGAAGCGTGTAAAGAAATAATTCCTGATATTTGCAGAATATTTGTTGAAAAAGCAATTGGTGAAAATGTAATCAATATATATACTATCACCCGTAATAATACTTATCTTAATACAACACAAAAAGAAAAAATTAAAAATTATCTCAATGATAAGTGGCTAATATTGCCACAAATTAAATTATTAGATTTGCCAATAACTTCTGTGAATATTTATATGAGAGTGCGTCCAATGGCTGGCTATACCTTAGCAGATGTTTTTGTATCGGTTGCTGATGCATTGATTGAATATTTGGATTTTCGGACATGGGTTTTAGGAGAAGATGTAGATAGTGATGATATATTACAGATTTGCTTGAATAATGAAAAAATTGAAGATATTGATGTCTCAAATTTCAGTCCATCATCAAATATTATTGTCCCATATAATTCAATTCCTATACTTGAGAATATTACTATGGTTCACATGGATAATGAATCAATTACAATTAATTTAAATTTACACCCATCATATTAAGGTGAAAGTATGGGAATAAGTGTATATGATAGTTTAATTAAGCGATTGCCAGGATATATTAATACCGCCAGTAAAGTATTACAGGATATATTAACAGTAATTGCGAATAAGATTAGCGAATTGGATGCAGTTATTAAGAATGCAAGTGAAGTTAATCAATCTAAAAAAAGGTTAATGCAAATATTAAAGGAATGGAATATATATGCTTCGCCAGTTTGCTCGGTAGAAAATTTACAGAATGCTTTAAGACATCGGTACGAATATCATTTGAGACGTGGTTCTGAAGAGGGAATATTAAATGATATTGATTTATTATGTAATTCTGGGGCTAATATATGTAAAGAACCGCCTTTTATAGAGTGGTATTTGGACATTAATTATCCATTCTGGGGTGAAAGCGAGGATGAATCGCCGTCAGATTATAATGATGGTTGTTATGGTTATTTGATTGATTTAGGACTTGTGATTAGGTTTGCAATAGATAACAATGCTTTGACTGAAAATGAAATAAAAGAAATATTGCGGAAAAACAGCATTCCAATTCATATAGATGTTATATTAGACGTGACGGATGATAGTTATAATTATTTGATGTTGGAAAAATATTTAAATCTAATTTAAGAAAGGATAAAAATTATGCAGAATACTAATTCATTTTACAGATTGAATATGCCACGAGGACAGGCTTTTATTATGACTAAAAGCTGGGTATCGGGTTCAACGCCGATTATTACCATTGATCCGGAAGCAGGTGAGGAATTATTCATTGAAGAAATTGGGATGTATTGTAGCCTTCCATTTACATTACCAACTGGGAAGAATATCATATTCAATGGATTATATGAGAGTGATGGGACAACTGATTTTGAAATACATACTACCGACGAATTAAAGGCGTTATTGGATAATTTGATTATTGAAACAAATGAAATGGCAGGGAAATTAAAAATACATCCACCTTTGAAATTAACTGATAGCGGTATAGAGACTCTGATTATTCAACATACGGATGGTGCTGGGGGGACAATAGATGCTGGAACAATTACATTTGTAATTAAGGGTTGGCGTTTAGCAGAATCGGATGATTAATTATTAAAATTTTATTAATGCGAGAGGTAGATTAAATATGGATGCATTAAAACTTCTTAAAGGATTAAGAATAACAAAACAAAATTTGAATCTTCTTAGACAATTAATTGGTGATACTCTTTTGAATTATATCAAACTGAGAATGATAATACCTGGTGTAATAATGAAAACTGAATCAGATAATAGTTTTAAGATAACTATTGATGGTTTAGGTAATTGGTCAGTAGCAGCAGGATATATTATCAATAATGATGGTGAAATTATTATTAATCCTATAAATGGCTTAATACCAAAGCAAGGCTCAGAACCAGGGAATTTAGCGGGTAATGATAATCCATTAGATCCTAACAATGAAACTGAGCAATATATAATAGTACAAACAAAGGAAAAAACACAAGAAGTAGATTATGGTAGTATGTCAGTTGTTGCATCTTCTAATGCGGTTGTCGGTATTGATACAAAATTTACAAAATGGTTCGAGGCAGGAAATAAATTTAAAATAGCCAATAGCATTTGGGGAAATAATGGTGAATATATTGTAGAATCAGTAATTGACGATACGCATTTAACTACAGTATCAAATTTTAATGCAACAGAATCAGGATTGAAATTTTCTCTTTTAGGTGAATATTTTTCAGGTTATCCGGTTGGTGGGAATAAGAATTTATTAACATTAAATTCATTTTCATTTAGAGTAGAGTATGGTTCCTTTACACTAAACGAAGGTGAATATTTATTGGCGAAGTGTATTTATGATGGTAGTTGGCATTGCTCTGATATGCGTTCTTACAATAGATTTGCAATCCCACAGATTAGAAATGAAGAAATATTAGATTTTGCTATTACCTTAAATAAAATGGCTGCAAATAGTGTAGATGAGAATAAGATTGTTAGCACAGCATTGGGAGCTGGACTTACTGGAGGTAGTGGCT